TTCACTAAGCGTATCGTCTACAAGATTATCTATTCTATCTGCTAAAGCTTTTCTTCTTCCTATTTCTAAAACCTGATCTTCTGGTTCCATTTTTAAAATAGCACTTGCTTCGCTTGTTGATATACCAAGTTCCTCTGCAAGTTTTTGAGTCGGTGAAATATTCTGTGGACCAAAATCTGTTTTCTGAAAGAAATCCATAGTTCCATCATCATACTCCACGAACTTTTGATTCTTTGGTAAAGGTCCTCCTAAAGTATCAAACACATTTTTATTGTTAGCAAGTTCTGGTTGAGCTTTTATTTCTTTAATAAAGTTTGGAAAATTTTCTAGAACATATGGGTCTTTACTTGTTTTAATAGTATTTTCTAATCTTTGAATTAACACTTGTGCTTTTGTAAATTTACCCTGACCTGCTTTTTTAGGTATTCCTTTTGTGCCATCATCTACAGAAGGATTTTTAAGGTACTCAAATTTATTTAAAGGTGCAGCATTCATGTCTGTTATATTTTTCATTCTTAGGTCGTCAAACATTTTAATATTACCACCTAACTCTTCTGTGATATTTAAAGCAGTTAATTTATCTTTATTACCTCGTAAAGAAGCCATTAAATGTTTATAATTAGAATGGTTTTTAGGAACCATTAATCTTTCTTGTTCGTTTATTTGTTTCATTGCTTGTTCTCTAGCGTTGTCAAAAAATGCCTTGTTCATAGTTACAGGTTTATTACTTGATGTATCTAATGCATTAGGATCAAAGTATTTTGGATCAGCAAAACCTTCGTCTATCATTGTTTTTGTCATTTTATCTTTAGGAATTACACCTTTACCACCTTCAATAACTTTTGGTTCAAAACCTTCAAACATTTTTCTACCTTCCGCCAAACTTTCTTCTTTAGTTTGTTTAATTTGTTTTCCTACGCTTTGTTTGTAAGCCTCATAAATCATTCGTGGATTTTTATCATCTCTAACAAGATCTATCTCTAGTCTTTTAATATCTGATTCTAGACTTCTCTTAAGTCTTAAATTATTAAGAATATTATTTTTTTGAACTGTAGTTAAAGCTATATTATTATCTTTTATGTATTGTAAATCTTGCGTAAATTTTGGAAACATTAGTTCTGTTTCTGATCTTAGCGCAGTATATTTACTGTTAGCCGTTCCATCTATTTTAGAAAGCACTAAATCACTTTTTAAAGGATCTGAAAAAGTTGAGTTAATTGACATAAGCTCACCTTTTTCTACTTTAGAAGGTATTCTAATTACTTCATTACCTGGAATAACGGGTTCTAAATTTTCTGGTGATTTAACACCTGTTGCTTCTTCAGCAAGTTGTTTGGCTAGTTTTTCTCTACCCTTACCTAGTGTTTTAACAAAGTATGTGTATGCTTCTAAAAATGCTTTTATACCATCATCAAATATTGCCATTAATAATAAACCTTATTTCGGGGTTGAGTTTTTTCATCTACATAGTCCTCTGGGTGGGTTATTAATCCGCCCTGCCTAAATCGCATGATCGCTTGTGTAGTCGAATCAACAAGGTCATCATGATCACCATATGGAAACGCGGCACACTCTTCAATTACTTCTTCTGCAAATTTTTTATCTGGTGCCCATATCATACCAGACTCAAAAAGCGGTGCGCAAGCATTTACTCTAACATGCTTATCATTTCCTCTGCTAGGTGTAAAGTTAACAACTGGTATATCCATCTGCCTCAATTCATAGGTCAGAGGCAATCCTGAAGCCTTTGCTTCTACGATTACCGTCTCTGGATACCAATACTTGTATTGCTCCAAAGCTAATCTACGTAGTTCTGGAAACTCATATCTACCCTTTATAGCATCAAGAAGTATTAAATTAGCCGCTGAGTCTTCTGTTGGGTAAAATACCCCCCACGTTGTAATGGCAGAATAATCGGCAGTTTCTTTTTTCATGAAAGCCGTATCGTAAGATTGTATCACATGTTGAAGAGGTGGTATAGTATCTTCTGTATATTTTCTCCACCACTCACGTTTAAGTATTGCACCTTCTTCTGACGTTGGGTTCTGCATCCACTGTGCATTCCATTTGCCAACAGGTAGAGTTGCTTTTACTTTTTCTAACTCATCTAGCTTCCAATACTCTGGCCATACTGGTGAGGCCTTATCTGTTCCTTGGTCCATGATTGCTGGAAATTCGACCACGTGCCACTGATCAGACTTAGGTTCTTTTTGTTTTGATAGTAAAATTCCTGTTAGATCTTTTGTAGACCATCTAGTCATAACCAAAATGATTTTACCACCTGGCTGAAGCCTTTGTCTTGGTCCTGATGTATACCACTCGTAAGCATTCTCTAACGCAGTAGACGACATTGCGTCTTGCTCAGAATGTGGATCATCAATTATTAAAAGGTCAGCACCCCGTCCGGTGATGGCACCGCCGACACCAGCTGCAAAATATTCTCCGCCTTGTGCTGTTTCCCACCTACCGGCTGCTTGAGAATCTTCTTGTAACTTTGTAACAAATATTTTTTTATATTCTTCACTGTCAATCATGTGCTTGGCTTTACGGCCAAACCTAATTGCAAGTTCTCCTGTGTGGGTTGCTTGAATGATCTTGAGTTTTGGATTACGGCCCACCATCCACGCTGGTAATAAGTGAGAGGCAAATTCAGATTTAGTATGCCTAGGTGGCATATTAATAATTAATCTATTTATTTCACCATTAGCTAATTGGTTAAATTTTTTTGCAATATGTCTGTGGTGTGAACCTTCAATGAACTCAGGCCAAACGCATTTAACAAAAGACATGAAGTCATCTTTAGCTTTAGTTTGTATCTGTCTTTCAGCATGCATCACCTGCAATTTTAAAAATTCTTTTTTAATATCAGAAGGAAGCTTACTTATGTCTACTTTATTATTTAAAATCATAAAAAAATTTTTAAAATTTTTTTGCATCCTTATAAGATGTTTAATAAGTTTTTAACAGCATTGACTGTCCAAATCAAGCAATACACCTTATAATTGTAGGATCCCTATGTCTATATAGGTGATAGGGTCCTTGGTCCGTAGCTATATTGGGATTGGGTGTGGTACCTCTATTGAGTGGACCGGCGCCCCGAAGGGGCGCGTGACATATATGTCACTGTTGCTCCATGGTTACAGTACCATGAGCCATGACCCCCGGAGGGGGTGCACAACCTGTGGTTGTTAGTCTAGTAATGTCATGTATGCTTTAGGGTTAAGCCTACTAAACTTATCTAATTCTTCTTGCATGAGTTCATACAATCCGTCTGCCTCCAGCATTTTAATCGCACTATATAACTCACGCTCTTTAAATGTCAGCATTGCTGATTGACCCGAAAAAGGGTTAGTTGTTTTTATTAGTTGAGCCATTCTTCATCTCCTGTTGTTAGTCTAGTAGTGTCATGTATTGTTTAGTAAAGTTCCTGCTAAACCAATCAAGTCCTTGACGATGTGTGTTCCAATCCTGCACCATCTCTGCACCTAGAATAGTATCATACACAGCAACAGCAAATTCGGGCAGTGTACATGTATCACCACCAAACCTGTTAGCTACTGTCTCTTCTTTAGTTGGTTCATTTGATAACAATACTTTAAACGGCAACTTATATTCCTTATCTTTATATTTTATTACTTTCATTCTTAATCCTCTGTTGTAGTTTATATAACTTACGATCGTAGTGTGACTCCATCATCATTGCCACGATGAATAGAACAAAGCCACTCAGTAAGAATGTTATGCCTATGTATAGTAACGTATTGTACATTGTGTATCCTTTCGTTATTGATAGGACTATCCTACATTAGTAGGATAGCCCGGTCAAGTGTTAGTTTTTATTATCTATAAGACTATTAAATAAAGGTTTATGTTCTTTATTATCTAGATGAGCATATACACCAGCATCAACTAATTGTTTATAAGCTGACTTCCTAGTTTTTTTAAGACCTGGAAAAAAACGTGCTAGAGTTTTAACAGTGGTGCCTTTTCTAGGGTCACACATAATCATCCCACTTCTTACTTCACTTCTTAGATACATCAGAGACATTCTGATTTGGAAGTTGCCCCGGTCGTACTTATTATTAAATGTTATTGTTGTCATTGTATCCTTTCGTTGGTTAATCATGGTCCTATTATATCCCATAGGCTGATGCCGTCAACCCTATTAATAATTAATAGTTAGCTGTTAATAGTCACTAGTCCTATTATATCCTAT